CAGCTACAGTAGATTTAGGTGCAGCTTTTTTCGCAACTGGTTTAGGTTTTGGCATAGTTACCTTAACCTTTGTCCTAGTTGCTGATGGTGAACTCTTGTCCACTTTGGCTTTTTTAGCAAGGCGGCGTTTCATACCTGCCCTTGACAATTCCATTAATCGTTGGCCGCCCTTTACTCTTTTTCGAGGGCGACCAACTTTACTACCGTAAGTTCCTTTTCCGTATGGCATATTATTCTTTTTCTTCTAATGATTTATTTAGTAAACCCATGAAGTGATTTCTCGCTCCAACGGTTTGTTCTAAATTGAAGTTGATTGAACGTGCTTTATTGTCCAAATCAGCTACATGGTTTATTAGCACAACCTGCTCTGGTGAGAGGTCTGCTACGTTGTGTTCTTTGCCGTCAATAGTAACGGTTTCCTTCTTTGTGTCTGGAGTCTCGTCCATAAATTATTTAGCTTGAGTGTTAACAGGTTCCATTGCAGATGCCATCATCTGTGTGAACTTTGCCATGCCTTCTGCTGGTGGATTCTGTTTTGCTGCTACTTTAATATCATACTTGGCACTAAAATCTGTATTGCGTGTGTTTGTAGATTTGCTAGAAACTACACCAGTATGAGATTTCTCATGTGAAAATCCTGCGCTTGCTGACACGCCCCAAAAGCTACCACTAACATCTGCGTGTGCTTCTGTTTTACTTGTATCAGTTTGTGTATTGCCCTTTTCATCTGTCTGTGATGTAGATGACTTAACTTCCATTGTGAAGTCTATGTCCACATCTTGTATAGATAAGTTAGGAATTGTAACCATAGAAATCAATGGCATCTTTAGCATCTGCTTTTGTGGTGTAGTACGTCCTTCAATAAGTCTTTCTACTTCTACGTCAACAGTTCTTGCTTTTAACTTCTTTGTATCTGGATCTGTCTCGAAGCCAAATTCATTTATAAAATCCATCGTTACCATTGCTAAGTCACGTTGTCCACGTGCGCTTGCAAGAAGTGGATCGACGATTAATGACTTAATAGGTAAGCCTTGAAAGTCTGCCAATTGTTCTGAGTCTGCTGCCATTATACTGTAGGTATTGTTTTAACTAAACCATCACCGATTCGTGCAAGCCCTTCTGCTTGATCACAACCAGCAAATTTTATTCTAACATTAGCCATTTTCTTTTTTCTGAGTTTTCCAAAACATCCAGTAGCTTCTTTGTTAAAATTTAAATCTATTTCAAAATCTATTTCACACTCTTCAATCTTGAGTGCGTTGTGCGGTACAAGTGAAAAGAGAGGAATTTCAATTTGCTTTCCCCCCAGTTCAACTGTGACGGTCTTGGGTTTTCCATCTTCAAAATAAGTTTTGTCAATGTTCTCAATGTATTTCCCTTCAACTTCTTTTTGCGCTTGTACAACTGCTGAATACAACGAGTTGAATACGTCTGTTACCTTATCCATTCTTCAGTGCTTTAACTTCTGCACTCAGTTCTTGTACTGCTTTTAGTAGTGGAATGACAAGGTTAGAATACTTAACTGCCAACTTCCCGTTCGCACCTTCAGTTACCAAATCAAAATCAATACCCGCATCTGTCATAGCTGTCTGCACATCTTGTGCGATCAGTCCAACATAGTTGGTGTCATTATCTTCTGGTCGTTCATCGGCTGGAACAGTCACAGTTTCGTAAACTGCATCTTTAGCTTCAACCGCTGGACTAACTAATCTGCGTTCACTCGCAGGAGTTATTACTTTAGTTTCAGTCCACGCTTCTTGTGCTTTCTTAATAACAACTGTTTCAGTGCGCTCCTCTTCAGCTTGTTGAACAATTCTTGTCTCTGTGCGTTCTGGTTCAGCAGGAGTTACAACCCGTGTTTCGGTTCGTTCTTCTTCCGCTGGAGTAACAATGCGAACTTCAGTGCGTTCTTCTTGTGCTGGTGTAACCAGTCTGCTTTCAGTTCTTTCTGGTTCCGCTGCACGAATAACAAATGTTTCAACTACTTCTTCTTTAGCTTCTTGTTGAACGTAGTCTTCCATCACTGGAACACGGTGGATCTCTGGCACACGAACTTCGGCAACAGCTTCTTCAATAACAACTGTCTCCATTACTGGATTACCGTCTTCGCCAACTACACCGTCACCATTCTCATCAAGAACTTGCTGTTCTTCTGTGACAGCTTCTTTAGCTGGAGTTACACACCTTGTGCAAAGTGTTCCATCTTCATCATACAAGTCGCAGTCTTCGTAAACTGGTGTGCGTTCTGTGCGGGTTACTGATTCAGTAATCTCTTTGCGAATCCACTTGCCGTCTTCTTCAACGATCTCTATGCGAGTAACATCTTCAGTGACATCTTCTTCAGTGTATTTTTGACGCTGACCAATGATCTCTTCTTGCGCTTCTTGAGTGACTCGTTCTTCAGTCTCTTCAGCTATTGCTGGGATGATTACATCGTCATACACCGCTTCAGTCGCAGGTGTTATGATTGTCTCAGTAACTTCTTCAATTGCTGGATATGTAATTGTTTCAGTTACTTCTTCCACAGCCGGTATGACTGTAGTTTCAATTACCTCTTCAACCGCTGGGTGAACAATAGTTTCAGTGACCGCTTCAGTTGCAGCGTGTTCAATAACCTCAACAACCTCTTCGACTGCTTCTTCCCAAACTTCGGGTTTAGCTTTAACAGCAGGTGTTACGAGATTCTGATGTTCTTCTACGCGATACTGATGACTGCGAATTTCTTCCGGCCAATCTGCGGGGTTCAACATCTTGTAGTTAATCGTTGTTAACTTCTCGATAAATTCTAAACCAACATTATTATCAACTATGTCCCGCTTAATACGACGATCTGATAACCCGGCAATTGATCCACCAGCAGAATGAATTGCACCAGTGTTATCGTTACCAAGCGTTATTGTGTGATCACCGTTTGATACTGCGGTGTGACCTATAACAATTGAGTTTGTGTCACCAGTAGATGCAGAACGAGTATCACAACCAATAAAGATTGAGTTTGTGCTGGCTTGGTTAGTTCCGTCTGGTGAACCAGTATTAAATTCACCACCCGTTCCCGGTGTAGCTGTATCTACTGTTTCGTGATACCGACCAGCTTCAAATCCGATAGCAATATTATTGTCTGCACTATTGTCGTTTAGTTCGTGCAATGCTGCATAACCAATCGCAGTATTTCTTAATTCAGTGCCGTCAGCTTCACCCAGTGCAAAAGCACCGACTGCTGTGTTTTGAGTTCCCGCACTTAGTTCATCTAACGCATAAGAACCAACTGCTGTATTTCCAAGACCAGTTGTAAGTTCCAACGCTTTATAACCCACCGCTGTGCAGTCATTACCAGTTGCGTTTACATTCAATGCTTCACGACCAATCGCTGTACATCCAGTAGCAGTTGATAAAGATTGTGCTGCACCTGATCCAACCGCTGTAGTGTGTCCACCAGTAAAATTTCTTAGTGCAGAATAACCAAGTGCAGTGTTTGAATCGCCGCAATTAGCTGTTAAAGCTTCCTTTCCAACTGCGGTATTTTGAGTGCCATCGTCGCAAGCACCAAACGCATTGTCACCTACAGCAGTATTTTCTCCCCCTGTTGTAACTGCGTCACCTGCATATGCACCTACAAACACATTGTATTGTGAACTCGTGAGAACTTTACCTGATGCGTAACCTAAACAAGTATTTCTGTTACCAGTTATAACACCAGAACCACCAGATTCGTAACCAACATAAGTTGACTCTGTTGAAGTAGTTGCACCTTGTGCAGCTTGATAACCAATAGCTACACCTTTCGGATTAGCTACGTTTAAATCTTTGAACGCTTGGAATCCTATAGCAACGTTACCGTCACCGTTTGGTTGATTGATTGTTTTTAATGTCTCTGAACCAATCGCTACGTTGTAATGTTCACCAGCGTCTGCTGCTTCTAGCGCGTCTATACCAATAACTACATTGTTATTATTTGCCGTAAAATTCTGAGCGGCATTCTTTCCAAGAATTACATTGGAATGACCAGAAGTTAGATCGTATCCAGCACCTTTACCAAAAACACAATTGTTATCTCCTGTGGCAACTCCTAGACCAACAGCATTATAACCAAAGAAAGAGTTATCAGTTCCGGTCGTTAACGCTGCACCTGCTTGATAACCTACCGCTGTATTGTTTGCTGAAACTACGTTCTGAGCAGTAAGTGCGGCGTGTCCAATTGCGACACATCCAGATCCGTCAGAGTTCTCAAGTCCTAAAGTTCCTACACCGATTGCAACATTGTAACTCTCACTTGCTGCTGCTGCGTCTAATGAACCAAATCCAATAGCTATGTTAGCAGTGTTGTTTGTAAAATTAGTTCCTGCATCTACACCGATTAAAGTGTTGTGAGATCCTGAAGTAAGATCGTAACCTGCGTTCTTACCAATCACCACATTGTATGGTCCCGTAATTGTTCCGTTTCCTCCGGCAGAGTAACCGATGTAAACACCGTCTTCTGCTGTAGTTAAATTAGTTGCTGCGTTAAACCCAATAGCTGTGTTGCGTCCTGCGTCAGTGTTCTGGTCTTGCAGTGTTAAGTGACCGATTGCTATGTTACCCGTTCCTGCGTCTTCAGTTTCTAATGCACCGTGACCAATCGCAATGTTGGCGGGGCCATTAATAACTCCAGACGCTGCACCGTATCCAATAGCAACATTTGAATAACCTGTCGTTGCTGCATCTAATGTAAATGATCCAATTGCAACATTATGATTTCCAGTTGGTGCAGTAGACCCGTCACCTTCCATAGCTGAACGTCCGATAGCTACACAGTGATCTTGGCTAGTGCCATTTCTCATTGCTAAAGAACCAACTGCTACGTTATCAGAGTTTGTTACATTTTTAAGTGCTTCATAACCAACACCAGTGTTGTCATCTGCGACTTGTCCATCTGCCATTGATAAACTTCCAATCGCAGTATTTCGATTACCATCATTTGAAATTGATAATGCAGCGTAACCCACAGCTACTATACCTGTTCCAGTTGTTACTGCGTCAGCCGAAGCAGAACCTACTGCTGTGTTAGCACTGCCAGTAGAAACTTTAAGTGCGCCCTGACCAATAGCGGTATTGTCATCGCCACAATCAGCATTACCCAAAGCCGTATATCCAAATGCTGCATTATTAGCCCCGTCAATACTTGTACCCAAAGAGAGAGAACCTACTGCTGTATTATTATTACCAGTAGTGATCGCATCACCTGAACCAAAACCCACTAAGGTTGAGCTGTTACCAGTTAATGAATATCCCGCTCCTTGACCTACAGCAGTATTCTCAGTTCCTGTGCAACTAGTTAAACAACCTGCACCAACTGCTGTATTGTAGTTACCAGCGTCTGCCGCTAATGCATTAAATCCAATCGCTGTGCATTGATGTGCGTCAGCAATTAATTTACCTGCGTTGTGTCCAACAGCAGTTAAGTAATTACCATTAACCATTGCGGTTCCGGCTTCGTGTCCGATAGCAATATTAGCAAATCCCGTTGTGCTTGCGTCTAAAGAAAGTCCACCTATTGCTATGTTGTAATTACCAGTAGGTGCTGTGCTGCCATCACCACTTAAAGCTGCATCACCAATAGCAATACAATAACTTTGACTAGTTCCATAAACGCTTGCGTTTCTTCCAAGATAAATATTGTTGGAACCTGTTGCTGAGTAACCCGCTTGATGTCCTAGTGCAGTATTGTATTGACCTGTTGTAATAGCACCTAATGAATGATAACCCACACTGACATTTCCAAGTCCTGAAGTGAATCCATCTTGGGAATAGTTGCCAATCGCAATATTGTAATCACCAGTTCCTTTTATGAACGTAAGAGTTGTGTTGTTTACAGTAGTTGTAGCCGCAGCAGATAAAGTAAATGAAGTAACTGCTGTTGAATCATTCACCGCTGTAACATACGCGCCATTTGGAATGCCAGTTCCTTGAACAGCTTGTCCGACTATTATGTCCGTGTTTGAATCACAAGTAACAGTTGTTGAACTGTTTAAATCACAAGTAGCATTTGAAAAACTGCTACCGTTTAATGCGTCTACTCCGATTGCTATTGAATCATCAACATCACCTGCTTTACGCCCAGCGGCAGTGCCAATAAAAGTATTTGCTGTTCCAATTGTATTCTCACCAGCTTTCCAACCCAAACCTGTGTTACTAGCTTGATTTACTAACTGGCTAAATGAACTCCTACCAACAACTGTTAGGTAATTCGGATTTGTTGCTTTTGTTCCTGCTGATACACCTATTGCTGTTGCTTCATCTCCAGTAAATACGTTTAGTGCTTCACGACCAACAGCAACATTTGAACTACCACAATCGGTAGCTAACGCAGACGTTCCGACAGCAGTGTTGTAATGTCCGTCAATAACAGCACCTAATGCGCCACTACCCACCGCCACGTTTTCAGCACCAGTCGTGCAAGCGTCTAATGCGCCAGAACCTACAGCAGTTGCGCTTGATCCTGTGAAAACTTTAAGCGAGTCTTTACCAACTGCTGTGTTATTATCTGCACAATCCGCACCACCTAAAGCATCACGACCAACCGCCGTATTGCTTGCCCCGTCTACAGTTGTAGCTAAAGCATCTTTACCGACAGCAGTATTAAAATTCCCAGAAGTTGCTGCCCCTAAAGCACCTGTGCCAACAGCAGTTAAACCAGTTTGGCTAACTGCAACGTCTGCTGCACCACTACCGACAGCAGTCGCATCTGATCCTGTGAAATCATTTAAAGCATTGTAACCAATAGCTGTGTTGTCATCGCCAGAAACTATTGCTGCACCAGAAAGCGAACCAGTTAATGTATTTCTTTTTCCGCTTCCAACTGCTGTTCCCGCACTATTACCAATTGCTGTATTATGTTCTGCACCACCGCCACTAGAATCTAAAGCGTCTGTTCCAACTTGTGTGTTAGTAACGTGTGCGCCAGCACCGTGTCCGATGTCTAGTGAACCAATTGTTACTGATCCGCTTGGCATTGATACTGCACCACTCTCAAGCGTTAGCGTTGCTGTTTCAGTTCCAGAGGCGAAAGTATAAAATGTTAGCTTAGAATGTTCACTGCCATTTGTTACGTTAGTTGCAGTTCCTAAAATTGAACCGTAGTTAATAGCTTCATCAGCACTGTTTTCACCTCTAAATTGAATTAACCCAAGATTGTCAGAATTAGCTGGTGTAGCTGAGTTGCGATACAGAACCAAATCAGGTGCAGAACTTGAACTAGCTTCTGCATTAGTAATAACAAACTGATCGCTATGGTCATCAGACGAAAAAGTAACTGCACCACTAGCGTCGATAACAAAGTGTTCTGATTCGCCTGTTCCAATAGCTAACCCATCTACTGTGCCGCTTGTTTGTTTAGCTTTTATCTGTGCGACTGTTCCATCATTCGCAGTATTGCGAAATTGAATCATTGAGTCTCCAGACGAAGTGCCGGGAACTAATTGAAATTTAGGATGAGTCGCGCCACTAGCAGCACCTATTGAGACTACACCCGCAGCAGAAATTTCCATCTGAGTAGTCTCAGTGGAACCTGCTTCACCTATAAATTTAAATGCGCCATTAGAAGCGTTGTCTCTTGAAACTAACTCAAAGTTTCCATTGTTACTACGAACTTCAACTAACTTATTTGTTCCAGCAGAATCAGAAATTAAAATTTGCGGGTCAGGCGCACTAATTGTTAACGGTGCAGTCGGTGAAACACCGATACCTAGTTCAGCGGAACCACTACTTGCATCTTGTATTATGTATATACCATCAGCACCACCGTCAGATGGTTGCCACTGCATCATCTCGCCAGCACCGTCTGACTTGATGATGGGTTCGTTCTCGAAAGAAGTTCCTGATGTGCTTATAAAACCCTGTTGTACAATTCTTGCCATATTACTGTCCGTTTATATCGTTTGGTGGTGATGCTGGTAAATCTGTATGAGAATGATTTGGTGCTGCTAATGTAAAAACACCTAATCCTGAACTTGCGTCTGATACTATGCTTATTCGTTCACCAATAATATCATTTAAATCTACTTGTGTCCCGGGTGTAAGCTTTACATGATAATTTGAAGTAGACACAGTACCAGTTCCATAAAGTACATAAAGATTCGTTGCTCCTACATTTTGAAATAATGCAATTTCGTACTTTATATGTTGGCTGTAATCACCGGGAGTATCATCGGCTACTGTCCCAAAACCATTTTCTACTGGATCGTTAATTGTAACATCACGATCTTTTCTTATATCTGTTCTTACTATAGGCATAATATTTTAAAAAAGGGGGGAGAAAACCTCCCCCCATGTGTTAATTAAGAGGTACGTCTGCGACGGAAAACAATTGGTAAACAATGTCTTGCATCACCAGGTATACCACCGTGAATTGTCTGTGAGATAAACTTCAGATAATCACCGTATACGTTCATATCCCAGTTAGTTGCGTGAGTTACACCTTGATCAGCAGTTGGAACTAAGAACTGATCGGTCAAGTCAATTTGACCATTCCAGTTCATGCCATACAACTTCTTCTTAGAGATGTTCTTACCAGCGAATTCTTTCGGTGGTGGTCCAACAGAGATTGTCTTAAACGCATCTGCACCACACAAGAAGGCAACTTCGTTAGAACCAATAGAAGCAGAAGAACTATTATAAGCATTGAACTTAGTATAGTTCGGATTAGGAACTACTTTACCGTTAACAACACTTTGCGGTTGAACCCATGAACCATTATCGGAAAACCGAAGTGGAAACGGATCATACTTAACTGTAATCTTGCCAAACAAATCACCAGCAAAACCATCTTTAATGTAGTCTTGATTGGTAGAAGCAAGATTAGCACCACTACTTGTTTTTAAGTCTGTATCCCATAATAGAGATGCCCATGCTTCTGTAGAACAAACAAGAACATACTTGCCCTTGATCATTTCAGAAGTTTTAGGTGCGCCAAATGTGCGTTCAAACGTTGGTGCTTGTACATCTTCTTGCAAAACAAGCATAGCTTTATACAAGTCTTTCAACCTAAGTACATCAGCAGCATTAGTACCAGCAGTACCTCCATCAATTGCGGCACGAAAAACTTCACCACCTTGCTTGGACAAGTTTTCACTTGAGCCACCAATAGAATCATCATCTGGATTAGATGCACTTCCTATTGCACGAATAGCATCTTGAGTCTGTGCTGTTTTTACAATACCGGTTCCAAGATTATTTGCACTAGACAAAAATCCAGCACCATCTTTAGCAATAAACAAGTCAGGTGTTTGATAGTACATTAGTGTACGAACAAACTGGTTGTTTGCATTCTGAATCTGACGAACAATGTCAGAATGTGCGTAAGCTAGTTGATCACGCCAAAATGCTTCAAAACTGCTTAAAAAACGAAAACGTGTGCTTTCATACCTGTGGTAAGCAAGCTTTGCAGATTCATTTCGTTCACCAATTTCATAGATATCTTTTGCAGGGATATCACTTAATTTTGCTGGAGCAAATATATTACGCTGAACAGGACTCGGAGTTGGTGTCAACCCTTGAAGTTCTGATCCCATATTAGGTTGCCACTTTATAGATCCATACATGGAATCATAAACATTCCATTTAGGGAAAAGGGCTACCTCGTTCTTAACTAGATAGTATTCGAGTTTATTAAACTCGCTAGTCGCATTAGTTTCGTTGAGTGCTTTATTTAAAAGACTCGCCGGATCTTTAGCTGATACTGCCATTTTATTATAATTTAATTGTTAAAACTTAGTCCGTGTGATGCCCTTCACAAATAGTAGCATGCCATGCCCTTGGCCTAGAAGCATCTTTATGTAAGCAAAGATCGTGCCAGTATTTTATGAGAAGTAGTCTGCCATACTATCAGATATAGAGATGATGTCATCATCGTCTGCTGAAACTGTTGTAGATGTGGGTTCGCTTCGTAAAGAATCTTTTTTATTTCGCGTCTGTTTCTTAAGCTTTTGCGTCAATTCGTTCTGTTGCTTTGCCATAATCTGATTCATCACCCATAGATTAGTAGCTAGTTCTGACATAGGATGATTTGTGAATACTTTGGGTAAAACTCCAGAAAATTGTTTACGAAGTTTATTTATCGAGGTTTTTCCGATATTTGGGATGTCAATAACTTTCTTGCCCATCTCTTCATCTTGTAACCATTTAAACTGTTTTCGCTGCTCTTCTTCTAACATTGCTGTAGATTCTTTATAGTCATTACCATGATTCTTTTGAATATTATAAGCTTTTTTGCTGTAGTCTTTACTTAATGTTTGAGCTTCTGTAAGTGCTGATTGTATATCAATCTCAGATTCACCAGTTGGTTGATACTCTTCTTTACCAATAACAAGCTTGCCATTTTTGTCATAACCTTCTATTGATTTCCAAGCGTTACCGTTTCTAACAGAAACCAATTGTTTCTTCCAATGCGCCTGTTCTTGTGCAGCTTTATCATAGTTAGTTACCAAGTCTTGATATTCTGGATTTAGTGTGTAAGCCTCTGGGTGTGACATCAAATCCTGAGTCTGTTCCGCAGAATCTTTCTTTTCTTTTAAACTTTGTAGCTTTTTAGAAAAATGTTCATACGCAGTATTAGACATCTGTTTAGCAAATTGCTTATCTTCATCATCGAAGCCTTCATAAGATCTGCCATCGGATTCTTTATCTTCTTCGGGTTCTGCCAAAGGATCACCAAGGATTTCTTCAGTAGATAATTCTTCTGAATTTTCTTCTGCTTTCTCTTCTGATTTTTCTTCTGTAACTTCCTCAGTTGTTTCAGCAACCTCTTCAGTCGAGTCTTCTTGAGTTTCTTCCGTAGATTCTTCTGGAGTTTCTTTTTCAGTTTCTTCAGAAGTTTCTTCAACTTCTTCTGGAGTTGTTTCTGGAATTGCTTCTAAATCAGCTACATCTAGTGCATTACCAACTTGTATATCACCGAAATTAAATTCGGTTTCCTGTGTATCTGGTTGTGTCATTTATGATTTCTATTATGTCATCTGTTGTTTTCAATTGTGCAGCAATAATCCTAACTTCCGAGTCAGGTACTCCACGCTTGACCGCAACATATTCTACGTCTTTAACTAACTTCTCACGCTCCACCTTGAGGAGGTTGAGGAACACCTTGGTTGTTGGGTGATCCAGCCATCCCCTGTGGGCTTGCTCCTCCAGCACCTTGCGGGTTGCCTCCTGAAAGGGCTTGGACTTGTTGTTGTAACGCTTGTAATTGTTGTGCATACGGTTGTGCTTCTTCAGTCATTTGTCCTGTTTGCGGATCAATGATTAAACTCTGTATGATTGTCATCATCTGCTGCATCAATTGCGCTCGTGATGTATCTTCTTCCATCTTTTGTAAATACTTAGGAGATTCATCTGGGAACAGCATACTTAACATATCTTTCATGTAGTCTACAGCAAGTGCGCTATTTTGTTGTATCACTGGCCAAACTTGTAACATCTTTCCAGCTTTCTCCTGACGCTCAACAACATCTGAGTCACCAGCAGGTTTCATGTTGTACTTGTGATCTGTAAAATAACTTAGATCTATTGTTGGTTCTATTAAACCATCCAACACTCTTGAGCTATATATTTCAAAACACTTTTCGTAGATACGTTTAATTGCAATGCTAAACAATGCAACTTGTGTTGCTGACAACATCTGCGCTTCTGCTGTTGCAGTATTAATCTCTGTCGCTGTCTTGCGTGAATCCTGACGATTCATTGCAGCGTAATTCATTTGTGATTGCTCCTGCGAGTTCTGACTAACCATAGCTTGAATCGCACTTAACATTGAGGAATTTGGTGGACTTAACTGAAACTGTTTAATGTTTGAATCAATCAATGCACCGGGAACAAATTGTACATTTGTCTGTTCATTACTTTGATTTGGATCATCTGCATCTTTCGCAAAATAAAAGTTTGATGCACGACGATGAGCAGTAACAAATGATGACATCATTGAACTAACTGCTTCTTGTACGTGTTTGTCTAAGAACGCACGACCAACACAATTCTTGATCGTCATGTCTTCTGCAATCATGTAATGAAATACAACATAAGGATATTCTGTTTCGTAGATCTCACCTTCTGCATCTCGCTTGCCTAAAAAGAGAGGGCGTGGCTTGCGTAACCAATCGTTGCTTTTAGCTACGCAAGACCACCCTACCTGAACTATACCGTTGTCTCTAAACATAACCTTCTCTACTTTAAATAGAGACTCGGTCTGTTCGTCAACAGGTTCACCTACAAGTGATTCGACTTGTTCTTTACTAAATTCACGAGTCTTTACCATGTCCAACAATTGTTCACGGGTAAAATAATGTCTATGTACCAACATACCACACGCTTGTATATCACGAGTGTCATCTGGAAATGCTATGTCTTCGTAGTTAACTGACTCTATTGCAAAATGACCAGGTTTTGTGTCGTCGAATTGTACTTCTGCTACACAATAACCATGCAGTTGCATACAGTCTATTGTACGGAATAGTGGAACCTGCCATCCGTCATATCGTGATCGTTCTGTAAAATCTCGCTCAAGTGGTCCTGTGTTAAATGCTGGATCTGTTGAACTTGAAAAGACTGCTGTGCGTCTTGAGTTTACAATGTATGATACATACTTGGCTTGTTCACGACGAATGTTAGTGTCAATGATGTGTGTCGGTATATAAATTTCATCTGGTGATAAATAACCATCACGACGCTCCAAATCTAAATCAATGTTTAAACGTCTTTGTTGCCGTTGATCCTGTGCTGTAATATGCTGTTGATCGCATATACCTACTAACTTATGTATGTTAGTTGACGCTTCTGTGTAGTTCTTGTAGTTGTTGTATTTCATCTCTTAACCAAGGGTTGGACTTAACTGTAAAGTTTGCAAATGTTGCTCTATTCTTTCTTAAATTTATTTGTTTTGGTTCAAATTTTTCCTGAACTTTTTTCTTTAATTTCTTGGGTTTGATACCACGATAATCTGCAAACGCAAGTACAAATGCATCTGCTCTGTCAGGTGACACATGACCTTTTGATCGCGCTTGTTTTTTACTCTCAAGTTGTAGTTTGTTTTGCGGTGTTACTACAAAGTATCGTGACGCAAGTTGCTTCCTCAACTTGGTTTCCTGCGGAACCATTATCTCTCCATACTCAATTAACTTACCTACACTAAACCAAAGTTCTGCACCTCTATTTAAATACGCCAATGCATTGTATGGTCTGGCTTGGTTAAGAACATAAACTATATTCCACTGTGCTTTTAACTGATCTAAGATTGGTTTACCCAATCCACCAGCATCACCATAAATAACTGACTGTTCGTGATCTAACTTGTACTTTTTAAACAAATGTTCCAAGTGAGCGATCAATGCTACTGTATCTCTAAAGTTAAAT